AAAATTGGATCTATTTCGTACTGTTGAGGTTATGATTCGATAGGAGAAGATATGGCAGATGAAGATTTAAGTTTATCTGAATTACTTGGATTACAAGACGGGGAAACACTGGCGTCAACGGATTTAGCGTATGTCGTATTGGACCCAGATGGTACTCCGAAACCACGCAAGGTGCCCATTGAAACTCTTTTGGGAGTAATTGTCAGCAGTGGTTTATTTGGAGATCCGGTCGATAAAACGATTGCTGGAGGGGTTATTACTTTATCTGCAGAGGAGCATTATGTAGCCTTAAATGGGCAAGCAGATACTGATGATGAACTCACGGCAATTAATAAGACTGGTGGCGGATATCTGGATCATGGACATGTTGTGGTATTGACGGGCATCACTGGACTGGATCATGTAATTACTTTGGTTGATACTGGGAATTTTAAACTTCAGGGCGTTTTTAGTATCAATAATGAATATGATACAATCGTTTTGATACAACGGAGTGACGGAGTTTGGCAGGAAATGACCAGGGCTAACAATGGATAAGAAATGAGTGAATACCAAGAGATTTATCTTCGGCTTGATAAGGGAGAAGAAGGGGTGCTCTTGTTGGAAGGGACCGGCAAATTGATTGTAAAGAGTCGATTATTACGGGATGATGCCGATGTTGAATTTCATTCTTTGATTACACCAGAAGTGAATTTTACATCTATATTACAGTGAGGGGATGTGGACGATAGAGTATATAAAAATCAGGATTATTTAAAGCTTCGGTTTTATGTTGGGCATTCTTTATCAGGAGCAACCACATTACTCAAATATAAGAATCCAGCGGATATTGAAGGAAGCTGGGCAGTTATAGTAGAGGATGAACTTAATGGCATTGCGTATAAACAATTTGATGCTGGAGAATATTTAGGAGTGTCTGGGGTCTGGACACTTTGGTCTCACGTAACTATGGAAGATGGCAGAGTGATACCAGGAGAGCCATATACTTTAATGGTATACGATGAGGGATCATGACCTGGCTTGTTCCAGAATTAAAAAAACGGGTTCAAATTGGAAAGCCAAGTCAGATCGAGAATGATGCAGGTGGATTTAATTTTAGTTTCGATACGGTGATAACAGTTTGGATGGGATTGACACCTATAATTTGGAAAGGATCTTCAAGTAGTTATATTAGAGGAGAACAAATAAATGAAAATGTTACCCATTCATTTTCTGTTAGAAAAAATGCAGTGGATTCTTTGGGTAAAGAATGGGGAGCTGGATTTTCAAATGCATTTGGGAAGGCAAGTTTAATGCCGTTGAAATCTAATTATTTTTTATTTTTACAAAGTGGAAATACTGTACGGGGGAGATTATTTCGCATACATGCGATGCAAAATAAAGATGAACGTGATGAATATTATTTAATTGATGCAGAGGAGATCGAGGAGCAGGGCACGGGTTATCCGGCATGATTGATACAGTTGAACTGAATAAACTGAATAAGAAGTTAGCCAAAGTAGGAAGTAAATTGAATAAAGCAGCAATGAAAATTCCGGGGGAGGTTGCCCAGGAATTAACCATAGGTGCCAATGAAATCCGAAATACGATTATAACTTCGATGCAGAAGGAGCAAAAAACAGGTAGGATTTATAGGAAAAGTAAGAATGTGGAACACCAGGCGTCTGCTCCAGGTGAACCGCCTGCGGTTGATACTGGTGAATTATTACGATCTATTATGTTTGATGTTCATAAGTTCGCAGTGGAAATTGGAGTTGCTGGCGGGGCACCGTATGCGGCAGCTTTGGAATTTGGGTCATTTAAAGCAACAGGAGGAAGAAGTGGAGGGGCGTATGGTATAATTTTGCCCAGACCTTTTATTGACCCAGCAGTAAAGAAACATAAGCAGGCAATTATTGATAGAGTAGGTGATGGGGTATTTGAAGTGATAGCAAAATCAGTTAAGGGTATCAAATGAAAATAGGCCCAATAGTTCTTAGACTACGTTTATGTAATACTCGGTTTACGAATTATATAGCTGGAGCCGCCGAGTTATCATATGCACTACAGGGATCATTGCAAAAGGAGATGGCATTCGTTATTCAATTATCGGAAACAGTTGAGCCTAATAAATTGGATAGTGGGATTAGTCAGATTGTAACAGAACGATTTGGGATAATTGTCGCGTTAGATAATTCCCAAGAACAGAAAGATAAAACCGGATTGACTGCATACGATCAGCTCTATGAAGTTCGTCAAGAATTATTTGGGGCATTGCTTGGCTGGCAAATGAAAGGTATGGATGGTTTGGTATCCTATGCTGGTGGGAAGGTATTAGGAATCAATCGTGCCCAGTTTTGGTATCAGTTTGAATTTGAAGCTGATTTTAGAATAATGGATATGGTTGATGTAGGCAGAGATGAATTGGAAGATTTTGATTCCATTTATGCTCAATGGATAATGGCCCCATCTGGCAAATTGCCAGCAGTAAGAATACCTGTAGATGATCCGGATATGGAAACCATTATTGACTTCACGGATAATCCAAGATATGGGGCGTTTGGCTCTGGGTTTGGAATAAAATTTGATACTTGTACAAAATGATAGGTAAATAAGGAGGAAATATGGAAACAACGGCGTTTTTGATACCAATTGAGGGAACACTAATACGTGATCCAAATACAGGGACTCCGTTACATGTTGATGGAGAAATAAAACCATTAATTGGCCGGGAGGGCAGATACTGGCGAAGACGACTCAAAGATGGAACGGTTACCATCAAAAAATTAAAAAAAGGAGGGAATAAATAATGGCGATTTCGTTTAATAATATCAGTCCAGATGTGAGAACCCCCGGGGCCTATATCGAAATTGATAATTCAAGGGCGCTGAAAGGATTGGTTCAGAATCCGCATAAGGCATTAATCATTGGGCAGAAGAGATCGACTGGAACGGTTCCATTTGATACATTGGTTGCAATTTCAAGAGATAATCTTGCTGATGGTTATTTTGGAAGCGGTTCCATTTTGGCAAGGATGTGTAATAAGTTCAAAGAGAACAACCCAAATACAGAGCTGTATGCCTTGGCAATCGGCAGTGGTATTGCTGGTGTGGCAGCATCTATGACAATTGATTTTTCAAATGCGATGTATAGTGCAGCGGGATGTTCTGGCACCGGGACTTATTACCTTATGATTAATGGGGAAGAAATTCAGTATACAATTGAGTCAGGACAAAGTGGAAGTGGGATAACTGCTGGAATAGCATTATTGATTAATTCTAATTCAGCTTTACCAGTTCATGCAACGCAGAATAATGCTGTTGGGGTAAGTGCATTACATATTAGTGCGGTATGTTCAGGTACTTTGGGTAATTATATAGATATTCGGACGAACTATTACACAGGTCAGTCTACTACAACGATCATCTTTTCCAGAGTATCTACAATCACTTCGATGGCATCTATGGCTGGGGGCAGTATTGATCCGGATTTAGGAGATACCTGGGCAGTAATTGGAGGAGAACAATTTCATTATGTTATTCAGCCATACATTGATACTGCAAACCTTACAGAGATCGAAACTGAGTTAGAGGATAGATTCTTACCACTTGAGGATTTACAGGGGCATGGAATTACGGCAGTTAGAGCAAAGTATGCAAGTTGTACTGCTCTTGGCAATACCAGAAATAGTCCTCATAATACTATCGTTGGGGTATATGATGCACCGAATGGGCCGGAAGAGTGGGCGGCAGCCTGGGGAGCGGTTGCTGCATGGAACCTAAATAATGATCCGGCACGCCCATTGCATTACTTGAAATTGAAGGGAATTTTGCCGCCTCCGATAGAAAATAGATTCACCCGAGAGGAAAGGGATTATTTGCTTTATGATGGTATTGCAACCTATGTAGTTGATTCAGGTGGAAATGTATTGATTGAACGTAGTATCACCACGTATCAGAAAACTGCGTTGGGAACTCCTGATCCGAGTTATTTGGATATACAGACTCTGGCTACACTGGGAGAAATCCGATATCAATATAAGGTTCGAATGATCAGCAGGTTCATAATTCCAAGATTCAAATTGGCCGATGATACCTTCCCAGTTCAGCCGGGCAGTAAGGTTGCTACTCCAAGGACAGTGCGACAGGAAACAATTGCACTATTTACCTTACTGAGAGATAAAGGTCTTATTGAGAATCTGGATGAGTTCATCGATAATCTGATAGTGGAGAGGAATATGTCAGATAGGAACAGAATTGACGTTTTGCTCAGCCCCGACTTGATAAATCAGTTTCGCGTACTTGCTGGGCAAATTCAATTTATTCTCTAAGGAGGATATGAACAAAGTAGCATAATTAAAATTGAATATTGATTAAGTAGGGTTAAGTAGGGTTAGGCAACTATTAGCAGGCCATCTACTTTGAGACAAATAATCTCAGGTGATGGCCTGTTTTTATTAAAGAAAAGATAAATGGAGGAAAATAAACAATGGCAAAAGTTACAGGTCGAATTGAAGTTCTTGTAAATGGTGAGCTTCTGCTTAACAAAGCGGGAGCAGTTGCATCTGGAATTGGCATTTCTGGGGAGCCGAATTTTGAGCTTGAAGCAGTGATGGGTGATACCGGACCGCATGGATATATAGAGAAGCCCATTCAGGCGAAATGTGAAGTAACTGTTACGGATAGGGATGATATTATTCTGTCTGATCTTGCCCGGGTGTTCGGAAATGGAACAGTGATCTTCAGAGCAGCCGGTGGGGGAAAGGCGTATATTATGGAAGGCGCAACTTGTTTGCGGAATTTCTCATTAACTGGCGGTGAAGGTGAAGTACCAATTACTTTCGAGGGGCCTTTCTGGACAGAAACCGTGGAAAGGTAATCAAACGTAAATTAGCTGATTAACTTGGCTAAAACAAGGCTTATCTTGTGTGAAAACATGGTTAGATTTAATTATAAACGATGTTAATTTAAAAGGTATAGGTATACGTTATGGGAAATAAGGATTACAAAACCATTATATTGAAGTATCCGATTCCAGTTCCAAAGGAGGGTGGCGGGACCGTTGAGGTCTCTACATTAAAGCTTGGCAGACTCAAAGCCAAGCATTTAAAAGCACTTCCAAAAGCATTTGCAGAAAGAGAAGGGCAAGTGGAGCCGTCTGAGTTGATCCCACTAATTGCTGCAATAACAGAGGTCCCAGAATCATCTATTGATGAAATGGATATGGAAGATTTGATGACATTTGCAGAGAACCTTGAGGATTTTTTAGGGGGATCCCTCGCGACTGGGAAGAAATAGTGTGGGGGATCGGGTACGTGTTTAAATTTTCTTCAGAATCAATCTGGGAGATGGATATGGAAGAACTGCTTTTCTGGAATAAGGGCACGGGTAAGATTGAGCAGTGGGTACGAGCAGGAGTATAAGGAAGATATAAGTGGCAAGAGAATATAATTTATCAGTGCTTTTTAAGGTTATTGATCGAGCTACAGGTCCACTTCGTGAAGTAGGAAGAAATTTGGATAAGCTTGGTGGGCCTATTGATCGATTGAAACAAAAATTTAAGGAACTTGCTCAATCTGCCAAGGAAATTGGACAGCGAATGCGGGCTGTTGGTCAAAATTTATCCATAGGACTTACTGCTCCTATTCTTGCTGCCAGTGGACTCGCTTTAAAGGGATCTATGGATTTCAATAAAGCAATGGCAAATGTCGCTTCTTTAATTCCTGGAAATATTAAACGTGTAAAAGATCTTAAAAAAGCAACACAAAAAATGTCAGTGGAGTTTCATCAGCATACTGTAGATATGGCAGAAGGATTATATGAAGTGATTTCTGCTTTTGAGGATAGTGCTGAAACAGAAGAAAGAATGGCAATTAATGCGGAGGCGGCAACTGCCGGGCAAACAAAACTTGCTGATGCAGTGGCATTAACTTCGGCAGTAACAAAAGCGTATGGAGATATTTCTGCTAAAGCTCTTAGAACTACATCGGATCTTGCGTTTCAAACTGTTACATTAGGAAGAACAAATTTTCCTGAATTAGCACATTCTATAGGAAGAACGACAGGACTTACTGCCGCATTGAATATAACACAAAAGGAGTTATTTGCTGGATTTGCGACTTTGACTGGGGTAACTGGGAATACTGCGGAAGTAAGCACTCAATTAATGGGTGTTTTTCGAGCTTTTGTAAAGCCCTCTGAGGATATGAGAAAAGCAATTAAAAAATTGGGATACGGGCAAAAGGGTGCTGCGGCAATGTTTAAAGAAAAAGGCCTTTTGAAAGTATTTCAAACGCTAATAAAAATGACAAAAGGTTCCGCAGAAACTTTGGGTAAATTATTTCCTGAAAGCGAGTCCTTAGTTGCGATGTTAACCTTAGCAGGACCCCAAGCAGAGACATTTATTAGAAAATTAAATGCTATGAATGAGGCGCTTGGACGAACTCATGCGATGTTTTTAGAGCAAACAGAAGGAATCAATAAAACAGGGATGGCATGGGAGCGCTTTAAAATAAAAGTTGAAGTATTGAGACAAGAATTAGGTGATGCACTTTCTCCGGCACTTGAAAGTGTTTTGGAACTTTTATCTCCGATATTTGAATGGATAAAAAATTTAAGTCCAACAACACAGAAATGGATTATGATTATCGGACTCTTAGCAGCAGTTATTGGGCCACTGATAATAGGATTAGGGATGTTGGTTGGTGCAATAACATTAATTGGCACCGTAACTGCACCAGTATGGGCAGCAATTGTGGCTATCACTTTGGCGCTTATAGCGTTAGGAACATCGATAAAAATATGGTTTGGCGGTTGGAATCCTTTTAAAGATTATTTTGATAATTTATTTTTATGTCTCAAGGAATTGTGGAATTGGGTTTTAAAAATTACTCATTTGCCAAAGTGGTTACAGAAGAAACTTGGGTTTGAAATAGGGGTAAATCCTGGTAAAGAATCTGTTACAGTGAAAGGTGGAGAAGCCCCGACAGGAGCTAAAGGTGTTGCGGGAGCGGTTGGAGCAACTGGTAAAAGCGAAACAGACATCAATATAAAACTAACTGCAGATGAAGGAACAAGTGCAAGTATTGAAAAAGTTAAGAAAAAGAAAGGAGATGCTTCTGTGAATGTGGCAACTATTGGATATGTGGGGGCACATTAAATGAGTTGGCGGGATCGACTGACCTGGGCGGAAGCATCTGATCAATTACAAAAGAAAGCTTCTTTTAGAGATGCTTTATTCTTTGTTCGGGATTCAGATACGGATGTTGGTCGCAGAAATGCAGTACATACCTATCCATTTAAGGATGAGCCTTATATAGAGGATTTAGGATTAGCAGCAGATGAATTTAGAATAACTGGATATGTTATTCAGAATAAGGAAAATGAGAATGATTATTTTGCCGAACGAGATACCCTTATAGCTGCATTGAAGAAAGCTGGACCTGGAGTATTGATCCATCCCTTCTTAGGGGAGAAGACAGTAAGTTTAATTGGAAAGGCCCAGATTTCAGAATCATTCACGCGCGGTGGGATCGCTCAATTTAGCATGTCTTTTATACTTGTTCATGATTTCGTCGGTCCATCATATCCAAAAAAGGTAGCGGATTATCAGCAAGTTGTAGATGATGAAGTTGATAGTGTAACTGAATTTACACAGGATACTTTTACTCGGAATTATAAAGCACTGACTGTATTTGGGGCAGCGGTTATGGAGGATGTGGAATCTTTAAATAAAATGATGCGATTATCAATCCAATCCATCCGGAACTTAGGTCCAGGAGCTATATCAAATGCGATTGCCGTTTTAGTTAAGGAATATGCTACCATTGATTTGACGTTGATTAATCAATCTTGTGCACTTGGAAATAATTTAATCGGTATGTTTAATGGTTTATTGAGTCTGTCAGGAATGTATGGGGATATTGTTGTTGATTATTTATTTGGGGCTTGTAGTAGTGCGATAAGAGGGATTTCACAAGGGCCAATGTCAGGTGCAAAAGTAGATCCACCGGCAACGGGATTCAAAGCAAGTACAATGTCTGCATCTGTTAAGATTGATGAGGTACAGGGAACATCAACGGTTAGGGCCGCTTTGGCACTTACAAAATATGGAGAAATTGTAGGTTCTGATGATGCAAGTGAATATGGTGGGGGCTTAACCCCAATTTCCATTACCACGGCAGTTCGGGCTCGCCAATCTGCAAATAGAGTAGCAATGGTTAATTTGGTACGGGCAATGGCTATATCCACTGCGACAAGAATGGCGATTAGAATTGATTATAGTAGCTATGATAGTGCGATTGCTGTTCTAAATGAAATTGCGGAAGTAATGGATACTCAGCTTATTAAATTAGGAAATGACGTAGCAATCAAGGATTATGCCACCTACAATATTTCAGTAGCCGATCCAGATGGGTATCAGGCATTACGCTCTTTAAGATCCACTTTCGTGAAGTCTATGATTGGTATTGGGGCATCCTTAGCCCGGATAGTTGAATATACTGTACTACCTGGAGTAACTCCATCGTTAGTATTGGCTTATGATAAATATGAGGATTTGAATAGAGAGCAGGAAATAATTAAAAGAAATATTCCACTTATTCAACATCCAGGGTTCTTGCCCGGTGGGCAACAGTTGGAGCTTTTGAATGAATGATATCGTGTTAAAAGTTGCGGGCAAAACATATGGAGGTTGGACATCCGTAATAGTTGAGAAATCACTATATCGAATAACTGGAGCTTTTGGATTTGCAACAACAGATATCTTCCCTGGAAATATAAAGAAGTGGGAATTCAGTTTAGGAGATGCCTGTTCGGTGGAGATTGATAAGCAAACAATTATCACTGGGTATATTGAAGATTTGCCAATCAGTTATGATAACTCCACGCATAATGTTCAGGTTGGCGGGCGGGATAAAACTGGGGATTTGGTTGATTGTTCATTTGTTCAGGATGCCGCTGAATGGAAAAATCA